CGGGCTTCTGGATCAGCGTCTGCAGGTCGCGGAACAGAAAAGCATGTTCGGTGTGCGCCTTGTACCAGTCCAGCTTGGCGCGCAAATCCTTCGCTGCCGCATCGGCGGCTATCTTGCCGGTAGCAATAGCCGTATCGATCGCATCATGAAGGCTTGCAAGCGTCCGCTTGTTCTTCGCGGCACCAATGAAATCGGGCGCCTGAACGTCAATCGTCACGACCGCCAGCTCTTTATTCAATGCGGCGACGTACTCGGCATAGGCTTTGCGACCATCGGCGATAATCTCCGCCTTGATCTCTTCTTTGCGCTTGTTGACGAGTTTGTCTAGACTCAGCCGCTTGTCGCGCAACTGCGCCTTGATGTGGTCGACCGTGCGCATCAATTCGTCGATGCTGGCCGTTTGCGCAATGGCAGCATTCTTCGCGACTTCGAGATCTTTTTCGGCCTTCTCGCAGAACTTCACCGTTGCATCTGCTTGAACGAAATCCTCATCAGTCTTCAGGTCCGTTTTGATTCCTGAAATGAAGCGCTCCGCAGCCGCCTTGAATGCCGGCAGGTTGCTCGTGACGACCTCACCGCGGATCTGCACAGCCAGCGCCGGAAGCGCCATGATCGCCTCAGCCTGCGGCTTCTCAGGAAGGTCTCGTGGGACATACTCTGCTAGGTCGCGGTCAAACTGCTCCCAGCCAGCACGGATACGCTCATGCCACGCCGGGTCGGGGTAGACCTCCATGGACTCCATGTTTTCACGCGTGCCGTCCGATACCGTGAAAATCACTTTCTTGGCCGGCGTCACCATCGTGATTTGCTGGCACTGCGGCTGAAATTCGTCGGGCAGGATTTTCGCCTTGACGGACGCGGCGAGGGCGGCATTCCACTGTTTGTGCTCGAACGCCGTTTCATCCGACATCGTCAGGCCGTCGAGCGACGCCGACAGCTTCCCGAATGAATAGGTCACCGGGTACAGATCCTCGCCGATCATTTCCTCGACAATCGGACGCGCTAGCGCTTCGACTTCATGGCCGTAGTCCAGAATGTTAGTCTGAACCCAGTCGCTGAATTCCTTCGCGGTGCCGGTATGCTTCATGCGCAGTAACTCGGTTCGCTTGACCTTGGACGACAGGCCGAGCATTGATGCGGCTTCACTAGCCCCAAAATGAGTTAGTCTGAACTGAAGCCATTCCTCGCTTCCTTGAACCAAATTCTCCAGCTTTCTCATCTTGACCTCACGGAATATGTTTCCACAACTTACGATTAGCGATCTCGCTGGCGGTGCCCTGAGAAATTCCGTGCTCAGCGGCCACAGTTACGAGTGGAATGCCCAAAGCTCTCTTTGAGCGTATTTCGACTACATCGCGCTCGGTAATTTTTGACCAAGAGCATTTTTCGCCTTTGGGGGTGACAGCCGCTCTTATGGTGAGCATCTTGTTGCGATAGGACTGGTCTTCCCACATCCTGCGGCTCGCGGCAGACTTTCTTTCTTTTTCGTCCGGCAACGAGCATGCGAGCTTCATGGACTCGCTTTGTTTCTTCCTTTCTTCGGGGTCGCTATATCTAAGCTTTACGACTGCCGATATAACTTCGGAGTAGTTTTCCGGGAAGATCTGTAATGCCCTGGCTGCTGCCAATTTCATGCGATGACTTTCGGGCCTTACTTTCCACCTCTGGCCGCTCCCAATTTTTTCCCTAACCAAATCAGTTGGATTGCTAACGCCGTCGCCGCCATCCGTTTGATTTACAAGCTCACAACCATCACGACGCAGTTGTGATATTTGAAGAACCTCATCAGAAAGCGACTCAATTTCTGAGCCGCAGGGGAAAACGAATACCTTAATGTTTTCCTGTCCATACTTCGCGACGACGTTCCTGTGATGCGGATTCCTGCGGCGCAAATCGAATGCCCGTTTGCCACGACCCTTACCAACATAGAACGGCGATCCGTCCGGCCTGCAGTGAAGGTACGTATAAAACTGGCGTGCCGCCTCACTCATCATCGTGACTCCATGCATCAATCGTTAGTTTTTGATCTTCGGTCAGGCGCATCTTCGTCTCGATCATGGCTGTCAGGTCTGCGACCGACTTCTTCTTTTCGAGAATCAGCTTGCGCCACTCGGGAGTCTTCTTTTTGAAGTCCTCATCGGAGCAAGCCGGAATTATCTTGCTGGCTGATTGCGTGCTCTCACCGGAATTTCCCGACGATTCGCCGCCTTGCTCGGCTTTGTTTTCCATGACCTGTTTCCACGTTGCCTCGCCATCCTTGACCGCGCCATAGATGCCGCGCAGCTCGACTAACTCGGTGGGCGAGCAGGCGTCTAGAGAATGTCCGAGATAGGCGACCAGATCGGCGGCCTTCACGCCAATTTCGCCAAACGCATCGGCGATACGCTTGCGCTCGGCGCCTGGATCGCGCGCGGCCTCGTCCATACGGATTGCCCTGATTATTTCCTCGGCTTCATCCTGCAGGTCGCCGGGGATAATGCGCAGGCCCAGCGTGCGGATTGCTTTCGAGATCAGCGCGGCCCGCTTGTTGAGCAGGTCGTCATCGTTCGCGGGCACCGTGTAGACGAGCTTGTCGTAACTGTTCTTGCGCACGGAAATATACGAGCCGTCATCGGCAGGCTTGGAGCGCTCGACCGTCTTCGACACACGAACATCAAGCGGATAGGTCAGGTTCGATTCCAGATCCGTCACGCTGACGCAGTGGATTTCCTTCGTCTCGCCCTCGAACGTCATGGTCGTTTCAACCAGCACATTCTTCATGCAGCGAAGCGCGACCTCGACAAAGCGAATGCCAAGACCCTCGATGCCTTTCCCAATCGGCTTGCGGTAAAGCGCGCTCTTGTTGTGGGCGAACGATGGGCGCTTGCACTCGGCCATCAGATCCTGGCGGACCTGATCCCAGTTGCGCGGCTGACGCATCGCCATGACGTACCGGGCCTCGACCATCGCTTTAGCCTTGGCGGCAATGGCGGTCGATGCGGTTTCGACTAGCGCATGAGTGGATTCGTTTGCGCCAAATTCCTGGCGTGTTGTAAGTGCAGTGCTCATTGTGGTTCCTCGGTGGCCGCCGGCATCTTCTCGATACACTCATAGGGAAACTTTTCCTTGAGCGGCTTGATGTTCTTGTAGAAGTGGCTGCCAATCGACTCGGCACCCTTGAACTGGCTGAGGTCGTCCGTCGTGAAATTCCGGTAGTGATACAGACCCGCCGGCGCGCCGTATTTGTTCTTGAGTCGGATGGCCAGTGTCTGCGTTTCTGCGTCATGGCCGATGCTGTGGATCTGCGACGATTCAACGGCATCCATTGCGATTTGGGGTGTGGTGGTGCTCATGCCGCCACCCCGCTTGCGTCGAACGTCAGACATTTCAATTTCGATAGCGCGTCATCGATCTTTGCGGCGGATGCCTCGAATTCCTTGACCAGCTTGTTGCGCTTGGCAAGCAGGCACTGCACCTGGCCGGCAACAATGTCGACGTCGGGCGCATCAACTTCGATGGTGTGTTGGCACAACGGGACATAACCTTCGGAGACCCAGAACTTCGTCTCCTTGCCTTCCCAGAAATAGATCTTCGGGTTGGCCGGGTTAAATACATTAGGCTGCGCATACAGCCATCCTTCGATCTTGATCTTCATTTTTCTCTCCTCTATTCGTTGTTCGGGCGATGCTTTCAGTGGAGCGCCCTAAGCACCTGTCGCCTACTCGGGAACAAGGCAGGGAGGCTATGCACGCCAACCCTGCTACCGGAATCAACACCGGATCGCTCATCGCACTAGCGTTTTTATGGCCCGCCACGGCCTAGTCGCTTCTACAAAGCCGCGCCCACTGGACAGTAGGGCGCTCCACTGAAAACCCTGTCTCTCCAGGTGTCGCACCACTCCTTACGCCCACAACAGGCCCGGCAGGTGTCGCGTCGTGTTTGGAGCCGCTAACGGCGGCAAGTCGGACGGAGCTAAGTGGCTGCTGGATGTACGTCGTTCATCCCTATTACTGGTGCCACCTTCAGTCTCTGCCTTACCCGGTAAGCAGAGCATCCACGCGCTTTCGCGCTCGGGGAGGACAATTCTCAAACCATCGGCCTAACCACTTGCTGCCCAGCCCCATGCGCCGAAGCCACGACGTACCAAGCGAGGACGGCAAGCAGCAGCGCCGCATACAAAGCCCGTGCTGCCCACGGATTACGCTTGCAGAAGCGCATCCAGGCGGTATCGAATTTGACGAGTAGGCGGGTCATGGTCATTCCATCCAAGAGACGCAATCTGCTGTTTCGCATTTGCCCCATACATGGCCGTTTGATGCGGCCTGAGACAGATGC